GTGACGCCGCTTCAGGAGATCGCGCGGCTGCTGGAGGAGCTCGGCCTCGGTACGTACCGGCCGGAGGGCGGCGACGGGGACATCTTCCTGGGCGGCCTGCCGTCCACCCCGGCGGCGGCCCTGGCGCTCAGCCGGGTCGTCGGCGGAACGTCCGACGCCCGGCTCGGCTACGACGAGTCCGTGGTGCTGGCCCGGGTGCGGGGCGCCGCCGACGACGCGCCGGGGCCGGAGGCCAGGGCCCAGGCCGTCTACGACGCCCTGCACGGCCTCGGCAGCCGTGAGCTGCCCGGGGGCACCTGGCTGGTGCTCGGTCTGGGCGTGCACGGCGGGCCGGTCTACGTCGGCCGTGACGCCGACCGCCGGGACGAATGGACCGCGACCGTACGCATGGAACTGCACCGCCCCGCCCCCCACCGCCCTTGAGGAACCGGGCACCCGCCTCGGAGGAGCCGGGCCCCCTGCACGCCGGGAGTGACGCTCATGCCATCAGTGAAGATCAACGCCAGGGACATCGTCATCGAGGTCGCGGAGTCCGACGGGACCACCTGGACCGCTGTCGCGGGGCTCACCTCGGCGACCCCGAACCAGAGCGAGAACGAGGAGGTGGCCGACACCACCACCTTCGACTCCGCGGGGAACTACGAGCAGGAGGTCGTCCAGCGCGGCGCCACCCTGGAGTTGGAGGGCTTCACGCTCAAGGACCCGGTCACCGGGCGGCTGGACCCCGGGCAGGCGCGCGTGGAGCAGCTCGCCACCCAGGTCGGCTCGGCCAGCGTCGGCAGGCTCCGCTTCCGCCATCCGATGGACACCCAGTGGAAGGTGTGGAATGCCACCTTCACCCTGGGTGAGCAGGGCGGCGGCAACAACGACAAGGTCAGCTGGAATGTGACCATCACCCGCTCCGGCGCGTCCGGTTCGGCCCCCGTGGCCACGCCCGCCACCGCCGGCGCCGGCCAGGACGAGCGACGGTGAACGCCTACCAGGCGGAGCCGGCCGCCTCTCCCGCTTCCACGGACGACGGGGCCGCGGTCGACTACGACTTCGACGAGGCGTGGCGGGAGCGCAAGGCGGCCCGCGTCGCACCCCGGATCCGGGTGCTCGGCAAGGTCTACACCCTGCCTCCCTCACTGCCCGCCAAGCTGATCCTCTTCGCCGTCTCGGCACGCAAGCAGGGCCGGGCGGCCGACGCGCAGGTGACGGCCGAGGAGTCCTTCGACATGCTCGCCTCGCTGCTCGGGGAGGCGAATCTGCTCGACATCCTCGACCGCGGGCTGGAGATGGACGACCTGCCGGATCTGCTCGGCCAGTGCCAGAACGTCTACAAGGCCCGGCAGGAACGCGGGCCGGACGGCCCGGCGGGCACCCCGCCGGGAAACCGACTCGCCCCCGGCGCGCAGGGGACGCCGGGGGCGGCCACGGGGTCGGCCGGGGCGGCGGCGAGTACGCCGTCCGGCTGATCCTGCGGCACTGGCGGCTGGTCTACGCCGACTGGCGACGGGAGTACGGCCGCGACCTGATGGCCGATCTGGACGCGGGGCTGTCCTGGTGGGAGTTCGCGGCGCTGCTCTCCGGGCTGTCCGGGGAGAGCGTCTGGCGGCAGGTCGTGGCCGAGGAGCCGGTCGAGGTGGACAGCGAGACCGCGCGGGCGGTCATCGGGAATCTGTAGGAGGAGGTGGGCGCCCGTGGCGCTGTCCGTCGGCGAGTTCGCCGTGGGCGTCGGCATCGACGACGCCGGGTTCGTCCAGGGACTGGCCGGCATGCTGTCCCGGTTCGATCAGTCGATGCAGAAGATGGCCGGTCTGGCCAAGGACACCGGGCTGGAGATGCTGAACGACCTCGGTGCGTCGATGTCGGCGGCCGGGGACCTCGGCCGGGTCGCGGGGCAGGCGTTCACCCACAACTACAGCCAGTCCATGGGCAGGATCAAGGAGGCCGTCCAGGGCGCCTTCCAACAGGCCCGGGACACCGGCACCTTCGGTGACTCGCTGACGGGCATCGCCGGCAAGGCCGCCACCACCGCCACGACGCTGAGCTCCACGCTGGCGCCCGCGCTGAGCGCCATCGGGCTGGAGGCGGCGGCCGCGGCGGTGCAGGGCGGGGAGTCGTTCGTCGCCATGGCGGCACAGGCCGTGCCCGCCCTGCTGGAGCTCGGGCTCCAGGTGGGGACGGCCGCAGCGAGGATCGCGCAGATGGCACCGGCCTGGGTCACCGCCATGGGGCCCATTCCGCTGATCATCGCCGCGGTGGTGGGCCTGGTCGCGCTGATCGTCCTGAACTGGCAGACGATCGTGGACTGGACGACGGCGGCGTTCACCACCGTGTGGACGTTCCTGCAGACCGTGTGGAACTCCATCGTCCTCGCCGTGCAGACCGCGCTCACCTTCCTGCTCACCGTGGTCACCACCGTGTGGAACGCCGTGGTGGCCACGACCACCGCCGTCTTCACCGGAGTCTGGACGTTTCTGCAACTGGTCTGGACGGGCATCGTGACCGCAGTCCAGACCGCCGTCGGCGTGGTCCTGGCGGTCGTCACCGCCGTCTGGGACGCGATCGTGGTGGCGACCACGGCCGTCTTCACCGGCGTCTGGGGCTTCCTGCAACTGGTGTGGAACGGCATCGTGACCGCCGTGCAGACCGCGGTGGGCTTGGTGCTGTCGGTCGTCACCACGGTGTGGAACGCGGTCGTGGGTGTCACCACTGCCGTGTTCAACGGCATCTGGGGTTTTCTGACCGGGGTGTGGAACGCGATCGTCGGCGCGGTGCAGGCCGCGGTGGGCGGGGTGCTCGGGGCCGTCGGCTGGCTGGCGCGGCTGCCGGGCCTGGTGGGCGAGTGGTTCGGCTCGGTGTTCCACGCGGCCGTCGAGCGGCTGGGCGCGCTGATCTCCTGGCTGGCCGGGCTGCCGGGCCGGATCCTCGGCGCGCTCGGCGATCTGGGGAATCTGCTGCTGGGCGTCGGCTCCTCGATCCTCGAGGGCCTCTGGCGCGGTCTGCAGAACGCGGCCGGGTGGGTGAAGGACCGGATCCTGGGCCTGATCAAGGCCATCATCCCCGGACCGATCAGGGACATCCTCGGCATCGGCTCGCCGTCGAAGGTCGCGGCCGAGCTGGGCCGCTGGGTGCCGATCGGGCTGGCCCGGGGCATCGAGGACACCAGTTCCACGGTGGCGCGCGCGACCGGCCGGCTGGCCGGGCTGGTGACCGCGGGCATCGGGGACCTGGACCGGGTGGCGGGCCCCCGCCCGCTGACGGCGGCCGGGGCCGGTGGCACGGTGCCCTTCGGGGCGCCGGCCGACGGCCGGTCGCCGCTGCGCATCGATCACTTCCACGCCACGGCGGGCCAGACGCCGGCGGAGATCGCCGTCGAACTCGACTGGCTGTCACGAGGAGGCGGCTGATGCCCGCGGGAGACCTGATCACCAGGGACGGGCAACTGGAGTGGCGGGGCGCGCTGCTCGGCGCCGGGACCCCGTACCGGATGACCCGGCTGGAGGGCTGGCTGGATCTGGGGGAGACGCGCGGCGCGAACCCCGACCGCCCCGGGCGGCACGGCCTCCTCCAGGGCAGCCTGCTGCTCGGCAGGCGCACGGTGACCCTGTCGTATCTCGTCAGCGGGGTGCCCCGGGAGCGGTTCGGCCAGGTCGTCGAGGATCTGCGGACGCTGACCGCGCCGGGCGAGAGACCCGTCGAGGAGCCGCTGGTGATCCGGCTGGACGGCCGCAGCCGACTGGCCAACGTCCGCTGTGTCCGGCGGACGGTGGGCGTGGAGAAGCTCTACGCCGTGGGCCACACCACCGGGGCCGTGCAGTGGGAGGCCACCGACCCCCGGCTGTACTCCCCCACCGAACACCGGGCGGCCACCTCTCTGCCCGCGCCGCCCACGGACGGGCTGCGCTTCCCGCTCGTCTTCCCGCTGGCCTTCGGCGCCGGCAAGGCCGGGGGCCGGCTCATCGCCGTCAACCGGGGCGGCGCCGCCACCTGGCCGGTGTGGGAGATCGACGGCCCGGTCACCGGCCCGATGGTGACCGAACGGGACACCGGGCAACGGCTCGTCTGCCACCCGGACTTCACCGTCGCGCGCGACCAGACGCTCGTCATCGACACCGACGCCCGGACCGTCCTGCTCAACGGCGTCAACCACAACGACGTACTGCTCACCCGCCAGTGGTTCCCCTTCCCGGCGGGCGCCCCGGCCCGGGTCGACTTCACCGCCACCTCCTACGACCCGGCCGCCCGGCTCACCGCCCGCTGGCGGGACGCCACCCTCTGAACCTCAACCGAAGGCCCCAGCAAGCGCAAGCGAAGGGAACGCCATGGCGGAACGCAACTCGTGGGCGGTGTCCGACCCGTCGAAAGGCGTCGTCACCACCGAGGACGCCCGGCTCGCCGTCAGCGCCCTGATGCAGGCCGGCCCCTCGCCCGTGACCGCCCGGGACGGGCTGCGCCCCGGCCCCGGCCGCCCGGGACTGGTCGCGGCGGCCGCCCCGACGCCCGACAAGACCGTCACCGTCCAGCCGTTCCAGATGTTCATGCGCTCCTCCCGGGGCACCGGCAGTTACGTCCAGACCCTGGACGCGGTCAAGTCGATCGACCTGCTCACCAAGAACCCCGCCGACAGCTCCAACCCCCGCTACGACCTGATCGTCGCCCAGCAGTCCGACACCTTCTACGGCGACCCCGTCAACTCCTTCGCCGTGCAGCAGATCGTCGGCAGACCCTCGGCCACCCCCGTCAATCCGCGTGTGCCCGGCTCCCCGGACTTCTTCCCCCTCGCCCGCGTCCGGATCCCGGCCGGGGCGACCGGCATCGACAACTCGATGATCGACGACCTCCGCCCGGGTTTCGCCGTGGCGCTGGGCGGACTCGCGCCCGTGCGCGACGCCGAGGAGCGCGACGGCACCACCGCCTACCCGGGGGCGCAGGTCTACCGCCAGGACCGACGGTGGGTCGAGGTGCACGACGGGACCGCGTGGCGGGTGGCGAACCTCCCCGTGGGCAGCTCCGCCGCCGATCTGGCCGCCGCCGTGAGTGCCCCGGCGCTCGGGCAGCTCGCATTCGGCACCGGGGACAATCTGCTGTACCGGTGGGACGGTTCGGCGTGGGTGGGGTCGGTGGCCGCCGGCGGCACCGGCGCGGCGCGGCACGAGGCCCGGTACGAGGTGGGCGCCGGGCAGGGGCAGTCGTTCGCCGCGCACACCGACACCCGGGTGCAGTTCCCCACCGCCGTCCACACCACCCCCGACGTCACGGCCACGGACAACAGCAGCGTCTTCACCCTCAACCGGGCCGGACTCTGGCACATCACGGCCAGCCAGAAGCTCGTGACCGAGCCCACCGAGCCCTACGACGTGTACTTCGCCCTCGTCGACAGCACCAACTCCTTCCGTGTCCGCTACGCCAACGTGCAGATCAGCTACACCGCGAGCTCCTATCCGGGGCTGACCTGCACGACCGTGGGCAGATTCGGCGCGGGGGCGCAGGTGTGCGCGATCCTGTGGATGACCAAGGCCGGCCCGGCCCACGATCTGACCTGGCCGTCCGTCAACAACATCGCGCTGACCTGGCTGAGGGCGTGACGCGGTGACCGCACTGCACTCGGTGACGCCGCCGGTCTACACGTATCTGGTCGCGGACCTGGTCACCAACCGGACGCTGGCCGAGATCCCGCTGACAGGGGTGCGCTACTCCAAGCGTCTGAACGACTCCGGCCAATTGTCGGGGACGTTCCCCCTGGGCGACCCGCGTGTGCGGTCGATCGACCCGTACGACCTGACCACGCCCGTGCGCCGGGTGGTGTACGTCATGCGGGACGCCGCGCCCATCTGGGGCGGGCTGGTGTGGACGCGCCGCTACGACTCCGCGTCCCAGCGGGTCACCATCGGCTGCGGCGACTTCTGGTCCTATTTCGACCACCGCAAGGTGCTGCCCCGGCTGCCGTCGGCGGCGTACCAGGACCCCCGCGTCGTCGCCGCGCTGCGGGTCGCGTGGACGAACACCGAGCAGAGCCGGATCGTCGGCGAGCTGATCGCGCTGACGGCACGGCACGACGCCGGGGACATCGGCGTCACTGTCGTCCCACCGCCCGGTGGTTCGGGGGCCGTCCGGGACCGTACGTACTTCGGCTATCAGAACGCGGACGTGGGGGACGCGCTGCGCAAGCTGTCGGCGGTCGCGGACGGGCCGGACCTGGCGTTCGACGTCGGTCCCACCGACGCGCACGGCCGGCCGACCCGGCGGCTGCTGGTGGGCGGCCCGCGGCTCGGCCAGCAGGGGGCGGCGCACGTGTGGGAGTACGGGGGGAATCTGGTGGGCTACACCTGGCCCTCCGACGGGTCCCGGATGGCCACCCGCGCCTTCGCGGCCGGCGACGGCATCGAGGCCGGCACCCTGATCGCGGTCAGCGAGGACCCCGAGCCGTACCGCAACGGCTGGCCGCTGCTGGAGTCGGAGCACGGCTACAGCTCCGTCACCGACCCGGCGCAGTTGCGCTCGCACGCGGCGTCCGACCAGCGGGTCGCCCGGCTGCCGGTGGTGCTGCCGACGCTGGCGATCCACGGCGGGCTGCCGCCGACCACCGCCGACTTCGGGCTGGGCGACGACGCACGGGTGATCATCGAGGATCCGTTCCACACCGCCGGGATCGACACCGCGATGCGCATCGTCGGCATCGACGTCTCGGTGGGGGACGGCGGCGACGAGGCCGTGACGCTGACCATGAACCCGCTGCTGGAGGACGTGGCGTGA